TGTGTTGCTAATTATAAGTTACTTAAGTCTTTACCAGAGGATGTTAATCTTTATGTTGAACCAGTATCAGACGATAGTGGTGTTAGTCTTGGTGGTGCATATTGTTTAACCAATATGAATACTTTTAAATTAGAATCTTTATATCTTGGTGGACAGTTAGAATATGATTATGAATTACTAGGAAATAATGAAATAGAGTATGATGTTGAACCAGAGAATGTTGCAGAGATAATATCCAAAGGAAATATAGTTGCTATTGCTCAAGGTAGAAGTGAAATAGGTCCTAGAGCACTTGGTAATCGTTCTATATTGTTTGATCCTAGAGTAAAGAATGGTAAGGATATAGTGAATAGAGTAAAGAATAGGGAATGGTTTAGACCATTTGCTGGAACTGTTTTAAAGGAATATGCTAGAGATTGGTTCGATATGGATAGACTTGACGAAAGTCCTTTTATGATGTATGCTGTTGATGTATTACCCAGTAAAAGAGATTTAATACCATCAATAGTTCATGTAGATGGAACTTGTAGAATACAAACAGTTACTTCAGAACAGAATAAAAATTATTATAATTTAATTTCTGAATTTTATAAGTTAACTGGTGTTCCTATTCTTTTTAACACATCTTTCAATCTTGCTGGTGATACTATGGTTGAGACTATTGATGATGCGTTTTATACGTTAAGAAATAGTCAAATAAATTATATGTATCTCCCAGAAATTGGTAAACTAATTCAAATTAATTAAAATGTCTATAAAATTAACTCTATTAAAATCGGGAGAGACTTTAATTTCTGAAACTAAAGAACTTGTTTCAGAAGAAGATCAAACAGCTCCTCATGCTTATCTAGTTACTCATCCTCATATAGTCAAAATTACTGAGAAAGTTTTTATGACTGAAGAACAGAAAGCAAAAGGTGATTTTGGTATAGATGTCACATTAACTCCTTGGATTATTTTAACAACTGATAAAGATATTATTATACCAACTAATTGGGTTGTAACTATAGTTGAACCTATGGAATCTTTAAAGCAAATGTATATAGATAAAAGTAAAACATTCAAAGTAACAGAAGAGGAAAAACCTGATGGCGATTAAATGTGTATTGGTAGATATTGATAATGTTCTTATTACTGAAGTAGTTGAAGTAATGGCAGAACCAGGTGAACCTGATTGTAAATTTATTAATCCATATAGATTTTATGATGTTGATAATATGACACCTTGGATTAAAGCTAGCAATCAGACGGAATTTATGCTAAGATCAGAGGACATTCTTACTATCGCTGATCCTACTCCAGAGGTAATTGAGAAATATAAAGAACTCACTGCATAATGCGATTCTACACAAACGTTCAGATGGTTGGAGACAACTTCTTGGTTCGTGGTTACGAAGATGGAAAACACTTCGCAACTCGTGAGAAGTTTTATCCAACCCTTTTTGTTGATACGAAAAAGAAATCAAAATATAAAACTTTAACTGGCGAATATGTAGAAGCAATTGAACCAGGCACAGTTAGGGAAACTAGAGAGTTTATTAAAAGATATAATGAAGTTGATAATTTTAACATATATGGTAATGAGAGATTTATTTACCAGTATATTTCTGATAAGTATCCTGAAGAAGAGTTAAAGTTTGATATTCAGAAGATTAAATTAGTTACAGTTGATATTGAGGTTAAATCTGAGAATGGATTCCCTGATGTAGAATCTGCTGCCGAAGAAATACTTCTTATATCAATACAGGATTACAATACAAAGCAGATTATAACTTGGGGTTTGGGTGGTTTTAAAAATAAACAGAAGAATGTATTATACAAATCATTCAGAACTGAGTATGAACTTTTAAATGATTTCATTAACTGGTGGATGATTGAGTCTAATACTCCAGAAGTTATTACTGGTTGGAATAGTAAACTTTATGATATTCCATACATGTGCCGTAGGATTGAAAGAATTCTTGGTGAGAAATTGATGAAAAGAATGTCACCTTGGGGTCTTGTAACTGAGGAAGAAACATTTATTGCTGGTCGTAGGCATATTTCATATGATATTGGTGGCGTATCTCAGTTAGATTATCTTGATCTTTATAAAAAGTTTACATATAAGGCACAGGAATCCTATCGTTTGGATTATATTGCTGGTGTAGAACTAGGGCAAAAGAAACTCGATCACTCTGAGTTTGATACCTTCAAAGACTTCTATACCAAAGGATGGCAGAAGTTTGTAGAATACAATATAATTGACGTGGAACTTGTTGACCGTATGGAAAGCAAGATGAAGTTGATTGAACTCGCTCTCACTATGGCATATGAAGCCAAGGTGAATTATGAGGATGTGTTCTATCAAGTTAGGATGTGGGATACAATAATCTATAACTATTTGAAGAGAAGGAATATTGTTATTCCTCCTAAGAATAGATCCGACAAAAACGACAAATACGCAGGTGCTTATGTCAAGGAACCGATTCCAGGAAAGTATGATTGGGTGGTCAGTTTTGATCTCAATAGTCTGTATCCTCACCTTATTATGCAATATAACATCAGTCCAGAGACCCTCAGGGAAACTCGACATCCCAGTACGAGCGTTGAAAGGATCCTAAACAAGGAGTGTGAATTTGATGGAGATTATGCAGTTTGTGCGAATGGAGCACAATATAGGAAGGATGTGCGTGGGTTTCTTCCTGAACTTATGGATAAGATGTATGGGGATCGTGTTATCTTTAAGAAGAAGATGCTTCAGGCAAAGCAGCAATATGAGAAGACTCCAACGGAAGTATTGGAGAAGGAGATTGCTAGGTGTAATAACATCCAGATGGCGAAGAAGATATCTCTTAACTCTGCTTATGGTGCTATCGGCAATCAGTACTTTCGATATTACAAATTGGCTAATGCTGAAGCCATTACTTTGTCTGGACAAGTATCCATACGTTGGATAGAAAATAAAATGAACCAAAAGATCAATAAGATCTTAAAAACTGAGGAGGTTGATTATGTTATTGCTTCAGATACTGATTCCATTTACCTTAATTTGGGTCCTTTGGTTGACGCTGTATACGAGGGCAGAGAGAAAACTAATGAGAGCGTTGTCACGTTCCTTAATAAGGTGTGTGAAAATGAATTTGAGCCTTTTATTGAAGGTTCTTACCAAGAATTGGCCGACTACGTAAGTGCTTATGATCAGAAGATGTTCATGAAGAGAGAGAACATCGCTGAACGTGGTATCTGGACTGCTAAGAAAAGATACATTTTAAATGTGTGGGATAGTGAGGGTGTTCGGTACGATGAACCCAAACTTAAGATGATGGGTATTGAGGCAGTTAAATCTTCTACACCAGCACCTTGTAGAGCAATGATTAAGGATGCTTTGAAGTTAATTATGAATGATACTGAGGAGAATGTTCAGAAATTTATTGAAGAATGTAGAACTAATTTTAGAAAACTTCCACCAGAAGATATTGCTTTTCCTAGAACAGCATCTAATGTTCAAAAGTATAAATCACATTCAACAATATATGAAAAGGGAACTCCTATACATATACGTGGTGCATTACTTTTTAATCACTATGTAAAGCAAAAGAAATTGGATAATAAATATTCTGCTATCGGAAATGGTGAAAAAGTAAAGTTTCTTTATTTGAAGAAACCAAACATCATTCAAGAAAATGTAATATCATTTATTCAAGACTTTCCCCACGAACTCGGTCTTGACATGTATATTGATTATGATTTACAATTCGATAAGAGTTTTGTGGAACCACTTAGAGCCATTTTAAATGCTATAGAATGGAGTGTGGAAAAAACTGTAAACCTGGATTCTTTTTTCTCTTAATGGAATTACCTATCAATCATAAAGATTTAGATACTATTATTAATGCATTATCTCTTGGTGGTGATACTAGATTATATTTTGTATTAAAAAATATTAGAGATACTAATAGATTAAATAGGGATATTTGGGAGGACACGGCAGTTGAGTGTGACATCTAATGGAAGATAAGTGGTATTATGTAATGCCTCCTAATATAAACATAATGAAATGTGAGTTAGGAGAAAAGGCAATTGAATATCTTTGGGGTTGTATTAATGATGCTAGAGAGAATAAAATTAATGCTAATCAAAATTTGGCAGGAAATATAGAAGAGAGTTTATATCTTAAAGATGTAGATAATTATTTTTGGAATAATCATCTAGAAAAGATGTGTATTGAATATCTTAGAAATAATTTTTATTGTACTTCTTTTAGAAATACTTTTACAAATGTATTTTCTGAGAAATTGGTAATGAGGGAGTTTTGGGTTAATTTCTCAAAACAAACTGAGTTTAATCCAGTGCATAATCATGGTGGTGCTATGTCTTTTGTAATTTGGATGCAGATTCCAACTAGATCCAAAGAGCAACATGATTTACCAATATCTAAGAATACAACAAATCCAGCATCTTCAGATTTTCAATTTTTATATACTGATATTCTTGGACATATAAGTCCTATGACATTTGAAATGGATCCAGAAATTAATGGATCTTTGGTTTTATTTCCAGCAACTCTTTGTCATCAAGTATATCCATTTTTTGAATGTGATGATTATAGAGTTTCTATATCAGGAAATATCTATTTTGATACTGATGCTGCATTCTATGTGGATACGAGTGGTAGATCTTAAAATAATATGCTATAATAATTTTATTGAGGCTATAGAATGGATTTTTTAAAAGAAGTAGTAAAGGAGATAGGTGACGAATACA